GGATGACAAATACCAATATCAAGAAGTAAATCCATATGCATTTGCATTGTTTCTGCCTACAAAAGATAAAATACCACCGCCAAAGCACCCAAATATGCCATCTGTGTGCGTGCAGCTTGTAAGTGGTTCTGACGATTTCTTGAAAGGCAGCAGAGATATGACAATCAATCTTGCCTGTTCTTGCTGGAATCCGGGTATTCATGTTCAAGATATCTATTTTCCGAAGGGAAGGCAACCAAAGGAGATGCCGCATTTTGAGCCAGCATATACAGGGTGGATGGATGCGTGGAATTTGGTAGACGGAATTTTGCTAAGACTAGAGGCAATTAACAATATTGAGTATATGCAGATTGTAAAAGATACTCCGGTTACATTTGGCTGTTATAAAGAGCAGGATAATATACCAGATTTTTATCCATATTGGTTTGCATGGGTGCAGTTTAAAGTTCGTTCACTATTTTATAGAAACAATGAAGTAGAAAAATTTTTATAGGAGGTGTATATAATCATGGCAAATGAGTATTTGTATGGTGCATATGGCAAGCTTGGGCAGACCATAGCACGCAATGCTGTGCAGGCAGGTACAGTTCCTGTCTATGTGGGTACAGCGCCTGTAAACCTAATTAAAGGTTATAAAAAACTAGGTATTGTCAATACGCCTGTAAAATTGTCCAATCTTCCCAATGCGCAGCAGACAATAGGGTATTCAAATAATTGGGAAAAGTTTACACTCTGCGAAGCAATATCAGCTCATTTTAATAACATATTGGGAAATATAGGACCTGTGTATGTAATCAATGTGCTAGATCCTGATATTAATAGAAAAACGCAGGAGGATGCTACAAATATCAATTTGGTGTTTTCTAACGGTCAGGCAACAATCAAAAGTGATACAATTATACTTGATACACTTGCTCTAGAAGGATTTGCTGAAGGCGTTGATTATTTGGTTGATTACAACTATACCAGTGGAATAGCGGTTATAAAATCAATTGGTGCAGAAAAAATTGATGGCACAGTATCGGCTAGTTATTTGGACGTTGATTTTGATGGAATTGATGCAGACGCTATCGTAGGAGGTGTCACAGCAAGTGGGGAATATTCGGGACTTGGAGTCTTACAATTGCTGTATCAGGAGTATTATCAGGTATGTAACTTGCTGATGGCACCTGGATGGAGTCATATACCTAAAGTGTATAATGCAATGCTTACAGCCGCAGAGCAGATCAACGGACATTGGGATGCGTTTGTGTTGGCGGATATTCCATTAGAAAGAGAAGAAGATGGAGAGACAATATCCATTCAGACGATTGATGAAGCAAAAGACTGGAAGCTGCAAAATGGATATAACAGTGAACGGAGTAAAGTATTCTGGCCGATGGGAAAAGACAATAGCGGAAAGGTATATCATCTTTCTACACTAGCAGCAGTAGAGTTGATGCGGATTGATTATATTCATGCATCTGTACCATTTGAAACATGTGGAAACAAGCAGATACCAGTTGTCAAACAATATTTTGGCAAGTCTTCAAAAAACAAGGGATTTGACCAAATTACAAGTAAAGAGCTTACCTCAAATGGCATTAGCACCTGTGTGTTTTGGGGCGGAAACTGGGTTCTTTGGGGAGACCACACAGCAGCATATGCATATGGGGCAGATGTAGACCCAAGAGCAATATTTGATGTTTCTATGCGAATGTTATTTCATATTACAAATAGTTTTCAACGCGAATGGGGAATTGCGATAGATAAACCATTTACAAAGCAGCTTAGGGACAGAATTATCAATAGAGAGCAGGAAAAGTTAGATGCGCTTGTGGCGCAGGGGGCGTTAATTGGAAATCCTACTGTGTTGTTTTTGGAATCTAACAATAGCACAGAAGATATGATGAATGGTGATTTTAGATGGGATATTCCTGTAACGCCTACACCGCCATTGAAAAGTGCAACGGTATATGTTGCCTATACAGATGAAGGTTTTTTGGCGTACTTTAACAAGGAGGGATAGGGATGCCAGTAGTGACAGATATTAGAGGACCCGTAAATGGTACCACAGTGTATATAGATGGAATACTTGTTGCAAGAAATACAACAATTACGCTGCCAGAGATAACACATGTGATAGCAACCGTACAGACTGCGTTAGGAGAACATGAAGTACCATTATTTGGGCTTGTGGAATCTATGGAAGCGACTATTAAAAAGATTGGGGCGGATTCAGGTCTTGCGAGAGCCTTAGGCATGGAGACAAAAACATATGAATTTCGATGGGTTCAGCAGGTAACGCCCATTAATGAACCTGATCACATTGAAGGTTGTAAAGCCTTTATACGTGGCATTCCGAAAATAGTAGCACCATCAATAGAGATTAGCCCGGGTGAGTCTGTTGAGGTAGATATTCCACTATCAGTAACAAGGTATCAGCTTTTCGTAGGGGGAAATGAATTGCTAATGGTCGATAAGATGGCGGGGATTTGCAAGATTAATGGAGTGGATTATGCAGCCAGCTTAAACAGCTTGTTATAAGAGTGTACATCTTGAAAGGGAAAGATATTGAGAAATTTACTTATTTTTAGGAGGATTTTTAATAATGAAACAAAAATTAGAGCTTAAAAAGCCCATCTTGATCAATGGGAGTAGTTATAAGGAACTGGAATATGATTTTGATGAGATTACCTGTGAGGATTACGCTATGGCAGCAGCTTATGCTGATGCAAAATCATTAGCTGCCTCACAACAGGGAAAACCGAATGCATCAGTTATGGAGCAAAATATCAATTTTCTAATGTATCTTGGAATGTTTGCTATTAAGGCATCAAACAAAGAACTTGTTGACATTTCAGATTTGGAACGTATCAAGGGATTTGATTTAGTAGAAATTACAAGGCTTGGAAGAAATTTTATCATGGGGAGATCGGTGGAACCATCAGACCAAAACAGCTTAGAAGGGCAATCCGAAGTTACTCCCGTTTTTACCACACAGGAATTAAAGAAATAGAAAGAATGAGCCTTATCGGGTTTCTTAAAGAGTTTGCAGAGGCAGTAGAGGATATCAAAGAGGAAAACGAGAAACACAAAAGAAGTGTAGAAGCTACAAGAGTGCAGAGCAGAAGAAGGGGGCGCAGGTAACTTGTGGGAAGAAACAGGACACTTGAAGCAATTGTCAGTATTGCAGGACAACTGGACCCATCACTTGCCAAATCAATTAGTGATGCACAAAAGCAATTTAGTGGATTAAAGGTTGGTATAGCAGCAATTTCTACAGTAACAGTGGCAGCAACTGCAGCGGTTGTAAAATTTGGGGCAGATGCTGTAAATAATGCAGTAGAATTTGAAACACAGATGGCAAATGTTTCTACATTGTTGGATGGTACGACAGAGCAGGTATCGGAAAGAATTGGTGAACTTGGTGATGATGTATTAGCAGTTTCAAACAATACAGGGGTAGCTACAGATGAGTTGACAGATGGATTGTATCAAATTATATCTGCTGTTGGTGATAGTGAAGATGCGATTGACCAGATGGAGCTTGCGGCAAAAGCGGCAGCAGCCGGAGGTGCAACCACAACGGATGCAATCAATCTTTTGACAGCGGTGACAAAAGGCTATGGAGATACTTCGGCAGACGCATTCCAAAAGGCATCTGATTTATCCTTTATGACAGTTAAATTGGGACAAACATCTTTTCCAGAACTTGCGAGTTCCATAGGCAAAGTAGTTCCGTTAGCTTCTGCGCTGGGCGTTGAACAGGAAGAACTATATGGTGCATTTGCAACACTTACGGGTGTAACAGGAAGTACGGCGGAAGTGTCAACACAGATGAAGGCTGTTATGTCAGGCTTAATGAGTCCGACCGATGGAATGACAAAGGCGTTAAATTCTCTTGGTTATGTAAATGCAAATGCAGCGCTGGAGTCTCTTGGTCTTCAAGGAACACTGGAGGCATTGGGAAGTACTGTAAACGGTGATACGCAGGCGCTCGCCAAGATGTTTTCCTCGGTTGAGGCACAGACAGCCATACTTGCATTGTCAGGGGCACAGGCTGGAAATTTCGTAGAAAAGACAGCAGCAATGTATGAGGCGACAGGCGCGACAGAGGCGGCATTTGCAAAACAGACAGATACTCTTGAATATACGATAAAGTGCATAAAAAATCTTGGAAAAAACTTTATGACAAGTATTGGGAGAACAATACTGCCAATTATAAAAGACATTGCGCAAAAACTTCTGCCTGTCGTGCAGAGTGGATTAGAACACATACAGCCTATTATTGAGAACCTATACTCCGCATTATCTCCAGTTATTAATGTAGTAGGTGACTTTATCTTAGGGCTTATGCCAAGCTTTGAGGGAAAACTTGACGCTATGTGCGGGCTATGGGAAAGAATGCAGCCTGTTCTGGGAGAATTGGCAAAGAAGTATATGCCCATATTTCAGAATATTTTAGGCAAGGTTGGAGGTTTGTTTGAGAAAATTGCACCTGTAGTATCACAATTTGTTGAATCGCTTTTACCTATTCTGGCTCAACTTTTAGACGCATTAGCGCCTATTATAAATACAATTGTGGATTCATTAAGCCCAGTGTTTGATATGATAGGAAATCTTGTATCTTCATTACTTCCAGCCCTGGCAGAATTGATAGGATTTCTTGCAGATATATTCGAGGTAGCAGCGCCATATATTTCAGAGATAATAGGAGGCGTATTGGAGCGAATAGTTTCTGTTGTAGGAAATATTATAGGAGTTTTTACGGGGTTATGCGACTTTATATCTAATGTATTTGCAGGGAACTTGGAAGCAGCATGGAACGGAATCGTATCATCATTGGCCAATATTATCAAGGGTATAGCGAATTATGCATTGTTGTTTATCACCCCTGTGGTTGAAATCATTAATGCAGTGATAACAGGTATCAATGGCATTGCAATTCCTGATTGGGTACCAGGAATAGGAGGAAAGTCTCTTAATATTCCAACAATTCAGCTTCCGCAGTTGGCAGCGGGTGGTTTTACAGATGGTGTATCAATCGCTGGTGAAGCAGGAACAGAAGCGGTTATATCCTTTACCAGTGCATACAGGGATGAAAATATCGGTTACTGGTCAGAAGCTGGGCAGATGCTTGGCGTTGATATGCGAATGCTGGAAGTGGCAATGGCTGTGGCGTCTGTATTTGATGATAAGCTATTGACATCAGATATACCATTTTATGCCAGTGGGGGATTTACACAGGGGCTGTCAATCGCTGGCGAAGCGGGAACAGAAGCAATAATATCTTTTGACAAGGCACATCGAAATGAAAATTTAAGTTATTGGGCAAAGGCTGGACAGATGCTTGGCGTTGATGACTCATTGCTGAACCTCCTTGAATCAGGTATTCCCAGTAGTCAAAATATGATATTTAACATAACGTTTTCGCCACAAATTACAATTAACAGCACAGAATGTATTGAGTTTGATTTGATGGAAAAACTTAGAGAGGAGGAAGAGAACCTAATGGATATGTTGGAAGATATGATTGAAAGGAGAGGCGGGGATCAATATAGGGCAAGTTTTGGTTAACGGTTATCAGGAATATGTGACACAAGAAGGAGATGCCTATGATGTATTGGCAATTGACTTTTATGATGATGAAATGATGGCTTCGTATATAATACAGGCAAATCCACAATATATGGAAACATTAATTTTTGAGGCGGGTATAAGACTACAGATTCCTGTATTAGAAAATATAGAACGACCAACAACATTGCCGCCGTGGAGACAATAACAATGAAGTTGTTTTATGAGGGAACTGACATTTACAATAAAATATCTTTAAATACATGTATATATAATTCTTATGGGGAACAACAATCGGATACTCTGCGAGTGGTGTTTAACGACGGAAATGATTTATGGGACAGATGGAAACCACAAAGAGGAGACAGAATAGCTGCCATATTAGGAACTTGTGATACTGGAGAAATGTGTATAACAAGTGTAAGACCTGAAAATGGCAAAATATGTTTACGAGCAAGTTCTGTACCTCAAAATCATAATAATAAATGTAATAAATCATGGCAAAATATTCGTTTTAAGCAACTTTGCGAGGAAATTTCGGTTAGACACGGGCTGGTATGTGATTTTTATGGTGTTCAAGATCAGGTATATGAGTATGTAAATCAACAAAATAAAGAAGATTTCATATTTTTGTCAGAGCGTTGCATATTAGAGGGATGTTCTTTTTTGGTATATAACAAAAAAATGATTGTATATAGTGAGTCATTTATTGAATCAACAGAGGCGGATATAACGTTGAAAATTAAAAATGACAAACATTTTGAGTACAAAGATGAATCAAATGATGTTTATAGTGTATGCATTGTCAAAAATGGAAGATTGACGGGGAAATATAGTGTGTCTAGTGTACCAGAAAAAGTATTGACAAAGGTAATTAATGTGAATATGTCAAGTCAGGCGGAAGCAGACAGATATGCGAAGAATTTACTGCGTTACGAAAATAAGAGAATGTCATCAGGAACGATTGATTATGATCGTTTTCTAGGTGGGTATGCAGCAGGAAGTGTTATTAATTTAGATACACCTGGAGTGAGTAGCTGGAATGTACCAG